AAAAAGAAGCTGAGATCTTTGGACCTCGTACAATTTCTGGTTTCCTTAATCAAGTTGGTGCTGAAGAGGCTATGACCTCTGATAGAGTTATTTGGTCTGAGCAATCAAGACTACATTTATCTTATATTGGTACTATTGATTTAGATGGTGACGGTGCAGGTGGTTCTTCTAGTAAAGGACAATTTACTGTTGTATCTGATATTGATGGTAATGTATCTGGCGACGGTTTTGCTATCGCCGATCATGGTGTTAGAAAAGGAGACCTTGTTTTACTTTCTACTCCAGGTAAAGTATCAAGATGTAGAGTAAGAGTAGTAACAAACCAACATATTGGTTTACACGCTTATGACGAAGACGTTTTAACTGGACACTCTGAAACAGCTAGCGCTGCTACATTATTAGTTATCGGTTCTGAATTTAAGAAAGGCGACAACTATGCTGGTGATACTACAAGAGGCGCTAACGAACCAAGCTTCAAAACATTTACTAACAAGCCAATTATCATGAAAGATTACTACGAAGTATCTGGATCTGATGCTGGTCGTATTGGTTGGGTTGAAGTTTCTTCTGAAGGTGGAGCTTCTGGGTACTTATGGTATTTAAAAGCTGAAGCTGACACTAGAGCTCGTTTTAACGACTACTTAGAAATGGCTATGCTTGAGTCTATTCCAGGTTCTAACTCAACTAATGTTGATGCTGACTTAGGCTTTTCTGTTGAAGCTGATGCTGGTACTGAAGGTTTATTCCACGCTATTGAAGATAGAGGTAATGTTACTACTGGTGTTACTGGTGTTAACGCTGCTACTGATTTAGCTGAGTTTGACGCTATCTTAGCAGAGTTTGATAAGCAAGGTGCTATTGAAGAAAACATGATGTTTGTTAATCGTGCTACTAGTTTAGCTATTGACGACATGTTAGCTTCAATGAACTCTTACGGAGCTGGTGGTACATCTTACGGTGTATTTGACAACTCTGAAGATATGGCATTAAACTTAGGCTTCTCTGGTTTCCGTAGAGGATCTTATGACTTCTATAAGTCTGACTTCCGTTACTTAAACGACAAAGCTACTCGTGGTGGTATTAATGCTACTGCTGGTTCTGAAGCTTTAAGAGGTGTTATGATTCCAGCTGGTTCTTCTTCAGTTTATGATCAAACTGTAGGTTCAGCTGTAAGACGTCCTTTCTTACACGTACGTTTTAGAGCTTCTCAAACTGATGACCGAAGAATGAAGACTTGGGTTACTGGTTCTGTTGGAGCTGCTACAGCTGCGTTAGACGTAATGCAACTTCACTTCTTAACTGAAAGATGTTTAGTTACTCAAGGTGCTAACAACTTCATGTTATTGAAGTAAATCAATTATGGTCGAGGGCTACGGCCCTCGATCTTTTTTTTAATTTTTATTATATTATATCATGGCAAAAAAACAAACTAAGAAGGCTGAAGTAGCGCCTGAAGTAAAAGCTACTAATGAAATGGTTGAGGTTAAAATTAATCCTGAGCCTGCAAAACCAAAGTGGGAAATAAAAGATAGAGTTTACTATTTAACTAGACAAAGAAGACCTCTTTCGTATATGATTAGATCAGCTAACATATATTACTTTGATGAAGAGCTAGGTTATGAAAGAGAGTTAAAGTATTGTAAAAATCAAAAAACTCCATTTGTAGATGAAATGCAAGGCGATCAAAGGCTAGAGCATATTATTTTTAGAAATGGTGCTTTACATGTTAAACGAGAGCATCAAACTTTACAAAAGCTATTATCTTTATATCATCCTCATAGAGACACTTTATTTTATGAGTGGCAACCAGAAGTCGAAGCTGCTGATGAAGTTGATATTTTAGAAGCTGAAATAGAAGCTTTAATGATAGCAAAAGATATTGATATTGATTTAGCTGAAGCTATCATGAGAGTTGAAGTAGGATCTAAGGTATCAAGCATGAGTTCTAAAGAGCTTAAAAGAGATTTACTTATATTTGCTAAGAAAAATCCTGCGGTGTTCTTAGAACTAGCTACAGACGATAACGTGCAGCTTAGAAACTTTGGTATTAAAGCTACTGAACTTGGTATTTTAAAACTATCACAAGATCAACGTAATTTTTTATGGGCATCTAATGATAGAAAAATTATGACTGTACCATTTGATGAGCATCCATACACAGCACTAGCGCATTGGTTTAAAACTGATGAAGGTATGGAAATTTATACAAACATAGAAAAGCGATTAAACGCGTAATCACTATATAGTAGAGCAGCCACTCTACGGGGTGGTTGCTTAACTATAAATAATGACGACGTGGTAAATATAGACGCAGTATATCAAACAGTATTAGCGCTAGCTAATAAAGAGCAAAGAGGTTATATAACTCCTCAAGAGTTTAACTTGTTTGCAAATCAAGCTCAACAATCAATATTCGAGCAATACTTCTACGATCTTAATCAGTTTAAAAGAGTGCCTGGTAATCAGTCAAATCACGCAGATATGACTAGTATTATTGAGGAAAAAATAGCTATGTTTAATAGACGTACTGCTTTAGTTCAACTATTTGGTGGCGTTTCTTTTTCTACTTTCGCTTTACCTGATGATTTTTACAGATTTATAAATGTTCAAGCTGATTACTCTAGCAGCTTTGGCAATACATATGTTGATTTAGCAAAAGGGCAAAGAGTTGTTGAAATTATGAGCATAGCAAAAGCTAACGAACTATTACACTCTGGGCCTTTAGTTAGACCTACTGTTAATAGACCAATTGGCTATTTGCAAACATCAGTTGGAACTCCTGTAGAACAACTATCAGCGCTAATAGTTTATCCAGAAGTACCAAGATTAAGAGTCGACTATGTAGTAAGACCTGATCAAGCGCAGTGGGGCTATGTAGTTGTTAATGAAAAAGCTATTTGGAATCCAGATGCATCCCAAAATTTTCAGTTACACGAGTCAGAACAGAAAAATTTAGTTGTAAAAATATTAAAACTAGCTGGAGTTTCTATTGAAGATGCTGGTTTAGTTCAAGTAGCTACTCAAGAAGAAATAAAAAATATAAGACAAGAAAAAGCATAATTAAATGGCATTACTAGACGGACAAACACAAAGCTCTTATTATCAAGGTAGCGAATATGGTCAATATCAATTTGTATCTCTACAAGATGTTATTGATCAATTTATGGTTATATATGTTGGTGAAGAAAAAGTTATTAATAAAGCTAGTAGAACAGACGTTGCGTTTCATGCGCAAAGAGCTTTGGCTGAATTATCATTTGACACACTTAGATCTTTTAAAAGTCAAAGTATTGTTTTGCCGCCAAGTCTTGTAATGACTTTACCGCACGATTATGTTAACTATACTAGAGTAATGTGGTGCGACGATGCTGGTATCAAAAGACCTTTATACAGAACTAGAGATACACAAAATCCTTTTCAAATAAAACAAAATACAGACGGTACATATGACTTTAGCGCTAATAGACCTGTTATATTTAATGCAGGAACTTTTACAGATGTAACACATGCTCAATTTGAAGAATCATGGAGCTATAGTTATCCACAATATATAGCTAATCCTGGGCCAGCATATCCAATAAATGTTGGAATTCCTGAAGGAAACTTACAAGCTTCTTGGGCTTATAATACAGACAATGGCTATGGCGGAACAGCTGGACAAATTGTTGAAATAGCAAATCAAGCAGGGCCTGATAACTTGACTGAAAGTTTAGGATTACAGTTTAGATCACATCAAGTGCGTACGTTAACTGAGTATCATGGATCAGCACAAGCTGCTTGGCAAAAAATAAGCAACAATACAGGACTTGTAAAAATTTCAGCTACTGCTTTAACTCATGCTGCTGGATCAATAACTATTCAAGCGGGTTTACCTAACGAAGGTAGTTCTTACGCTACTCCTAATACTACAGTAAGAATAGGTATAACTACAAAAATACCTGATACTAATTCATCATTTTACTCTAATAATAGAACTTATAACGATGATAAAGGTTTGTTTGATATATTTGATATAGATGGTGAAATTACATATATAGAGTGGACTGGCGGTGAGGCTGAAGCAGAAAAAGAAATAGCTTATGATTTATCTAACTATGGCGATCAGCCTTTGTATTTAGTAGCTGTAGGTATTGTTCCTTGGACAGCAAATGAATCTACTAGCCATAGCGTACGTTTAGTTTTAGCGCCTAAAGTTATTACTCTAAACGTTGAAAATGGTTTTCCTGCAACAGATTTAGAGCCAGAAACAGGTTATTATAAAAGTTCAATAATGTGGGAGAAATACAAAGCTATAACACCTGCAGAAAACAATAACGACGACTATGCTAACGATGATTATCAAAGAGTTCCTGATGAAAGATATGGTCTTGATCCTAGCAAAGCACAAACAAACGGTTCGTTTTATATAGATGACTTATATGGTAGAATACATTTTAGCTCTAATGTTTCTGGAAAAACTGTGATATTAGATTACATAAGTGATAGTTTAGGAACAGAAGATGAGATGCAAGTTCACAAATTAGCAGAAGA